CACCTGCGCCTACCACATAAGATGTAGTACCACCAGTACCTCCACTTGTAGGACCACCACTAGTACCTGGATTACCAGCGAAATACAATCCAATATTGATATCTAATCCATTGACAGTATATGTCCCCGCTGAGGTAACATTTGTCGCACCAGCTGAACCAGACACAATTCTTGCCTGACCACCAGAACCACCAGTTGCTGCTCCATTACCACTTAAACCACCTTCACCACCTTCTGATACAATTTGAATTGATGTGCCGTTGTATGAGAATTGATAGTAACTATCACCACCATTAGTACCATTAATATCACTAGTACCACCGCCACCACCAGCACCACCAACGAATCCAGAAACACCTGCGATTGGTGACTGTTCTACAGTTGGAGCTGGTACTGTGTATGATCCTGGATTTGTTTGTTCTACAATAGTTTCTGTAGTAGTTGTAGATCCACCTGGCAATTGAATTATTTTACCACCAATGGTGTATGAGTTATCAATGTCATATACTGTATCAGGTGGTTGTTGAATAACTGTCACGCTATCTGCTGGTAAATCTCCAGCAATTTTATATTGTAATTCTAATACTATATCTTGACCACCACTACCATTAGTTGTTGCGATCAATGCTTGACCTATTCTTGCATTATATTTTGAGGTTGCTAGGTAGAAATTATCATCATCAATTTTAATTACATACCATTCTGAATTCTGTGCAAATGCAACAACTTGACCATCAATATTAAACGTTAGTTGTGTAGTCTGATCGTTAGATTTAACTCTGATTTTATATCCAGTGAATAAATCATGACTGTTAATATTAAACTTTGTTCCTGCTACTTCACCAATAATATTGGTAGCAGTAATAGTTTTCTCTACGATCTCACCAATACCACCCACGTTACCGAAAGTAGCAAGTGATGGGTCTGTAATAACATAATCTACGAGACCATGACTATGAAATAATGGTGTTCCTCCATTTGGTAGGAAGAAGTCAACCTGTCCTGTACTATCTTTATAACCAGCCATGCATGTATCAACAGCGAATCCAGAACCTTCAAATGTTCCTGCCTGTGGTGCTGTAGATGTTAAGATAGCATGATCATGTTCAGGTACAGATGTAATAAGTTTTTCTTGTAAAGGTCCTATTTGTATTGTTACTTCACCTGTAAGATTTCCACCAACGAACTCCTGAACATTTTGATATCCATCAATTACAATGTTTCCAATATCAAATAGTGCTTCTTGTTGTGTCTTAGAGAAGAACCATCTACCACCTGTTGCACCAACAGCAGAGATAACATTACCTGATACAGGAGATCCACCACCACTGACACCACCTCCAGCACCAACTAATTTTACAGCTTTATAATCAGGTACATTAAATGTAATAGCAGACGAGGATCCAAAATCTTCTGGTTTATAAGATCCACTAGTTCCACCATACTTCTCTTCAATAACTTCATATAATAATGGATAGTCCTCTGCATTATACTCTGATCCATCACAATATAACCAACCAGGATATTGCATCGCTGGGTCAGTAGCAGTTGTAGATGATGTGTTTACAATTTCAACTCTTGCTGTTCCACTACTGCCTGGTTGAGAGATATAAACTACATCTCCATCTTGATAACCATAACCTGGTTTTTTGATAGTGACAAAATTCACACTACCATCTAAGTTTGCTGCAATACCAACTCTTAAACCAAATCCAGTGGTTGATGCTACATTGACTATTCCAGCGTCACCAACTCTAGTAATATTATAATATTTTCCTGCAGCAATATCTCCGTTACTCTTAGACCATTTGATAGTATTTGAATCAACAACATCAACTAAGAATGTAAATCCTTTATCAACTTGTATTCCACCCAAACCTTGTGGTGCTAAGTTTGGTGTTGCTGCAGCTGATGTGCCACCTCCACCAACTAGTGTAACCTGAGGAAACTGATATCCTACACCACCACTGATAACATTGATTGCTGTTACTTGTCCTGTGCTAGTATCAATCTCTGCAGCAAATTGACCAGGTGTAACAGGACCGCTACCATTGTCAGTTACTTGTACAAGTGGTGCTGCAGTATAATTACTGCCACCGTTAGTAACATTAATAGTTTGAATAGATGCTCCTAGGGTGAGTTTATTTGGAGCTTGACTAGTTGTAATGACTGTTAACTTATCACCTTCAACAAAAGGATGATTAGTTATATTAACGTTATCTGTTCCCTCTACAAAAGCTGTAGCATTGATATCAACATCAATTGCAGTCGTAGGATATCCAGTAGTAGTTCCTAAATCAGTCACATATCCAGTACCACCACCAGCACCAGATGCAACTGATCCTAAGTTTATTACAACACCATTATCTGTGACTTTATCATCGGTTGCCTTAAAAATAGGCACAATAGCACCAATTGGCATTGTAGAGTTGCCAAAAGTTGACTTATCTGTGAGAAAGTTAGAACGTATGTTTCTTGGCATCTTAGGTCTTGATTAAGTAATCTACCATGATAAAAGGAGCAATTAAGTTATCAATCTTTGTATCGCTCTCTGGGTTAATATTAATAGAAGCATTCATTCCATCAGTAGAAACAAATGTCTCTGGTATATTTAACTTATAATTGGTCAGTCCAGTTGTATAATTCAAAGTATGAGTGTGTTGTGTTGGATCTGATTCATAATCAAATGCTGTTGTAGTCTCAATAATATTTGATAATTGTGGATATGCAGCATTGATGTTACTATCAACCTGAGTGTCCACTGGTAATACATCATGTAAGGATGTATTGTGAGGATATGCAGCACCATCCTCTGCATTACCACCAAAAGATGTGGTATTAACTCTCATACCAAAAGCTGCACTACCACTACTAATACTATATGCTCCTATATCTGGGAATTCAAGTTCATCACCAGCAGCATATCCAGAACCAGGATTTACAAGAGCAACAACCTTATACCTAGTGTTATTTGGATTACCTCCACCACCTGGCCATGCTTCAAACCTTACAGTTACTCTCAGTCCAGTTCCACTACCACCAACCATATCTACATCACCTTGAGCAAAGTCACTTAAACTAGACCATAAAGAACTACCAAAATTACTATACGCCCACTGTCCTAGACCCTTACTGTAATAATCTGCAGGATTACCAGTAAAAGCTACATAATTTTCATATAAACCAAAGGATTGTACAACACCACCTGGCGTTGAAGCTGCAGTAGGAATGTTATCATTACCAACTCCATCAGCACCCTCAACATAGTTTGCACCTAGATTCTTACTAGAACCTGCACAGGTCATGTTCACAGGTCCTACAGAGAACAATGGAGTAACGTATGTTTGTCTACAAGGACCTTCAGGAGTAGTATCAACAGTTATACTATTACCCGTAGGAATCAAACAACTGGTAATGAATCCACCGCAACTTCCTTTACAAATACCATAGTATTCAAATGTTGCACCAAATCCCAAGAATGTTCCAGAGGGAATATAACTACCAGTATTCCATACTTCAGACTGTGCATAGTGTCTACATGCAGGTTGTCTTCCAGTGTTACCATCGTCAGTAGCATCATACCAATTTTGAACACCAATAGTAGAAGCGTTTGTGTAATAATTTAATTCAAATACATCACTACCACCACGCCTAATAGTTCTACATCTAAATGTTGTAGTGTAGTGCATGTGTGGTATGAAAGCATTTGCAGCTACAACTTCTTCGTCTGGAGTTCTAGGTCTGGTAAAACCAACATTACCTGTTAAATTGACAGTTCTGGCAGGAATTCTAAACTGTCCTGTCATGTCAACAACAGCAGTTGTTCCTACATTACTTGATACGTTAACACTAACACCAGATCTCTCAACAGTCTGACCAGAAGCATTGACCACTGTATTGTCATTGATAACGCCTTGATCAGATGCAGAACTAGCTCTGATAAATTTAGATCTTAAATCTGGTACTTGAAACTGTGTTGCTGATAAATTTACACCCTCTTGTTTAAATGAACAAGCATCACCAGTTCCGAGGATTTGTGCTAGTGCTGGATATACTGTCTCACTATAAATTGAACCATCGCATCTTAAGTAACCAGCTGGAAGTAATGATTGACTATTTCCAACGTTAGGATCGTTTACTTCTAACTCTTGAGGGAAAGCAATCAACGTTCCCGTAGTTGTTCCGATCTTTGTTCTTTCTTGATTTAAAAAGACTGGCATTTTAGTAGGCTCTGATGATCATAAACACGG